CTAATTAATTTGTCGTAAAATAATGCTGTACCTACGTCAGCTTTATCTTTATATTCACCTGCTGTTTGTAATAAGTTATAGAAGCCACCATACCATGTGTTTATGGCTACAGTTATTTGTACTTGTACCCATAAAGAAATAGCAAGTAAAGTGCCACCACCCCAGGCCCACAAAGCCCACTTTCGACTTTTGTAATAAGCGCCTATCATGTTGTGCTAAACGTCTAAACGCTTCGTTGCTGTTTAGTAGAATTACCAACTATATATGGATAAACAGGTTGAAGGTTTGAATCAACTGTTAAGTAATATGCCCATGTTCCATCTGGATAATCTGGAGTTTTATTATATCTTCCGTTGTATTGATCTAAATGTCCTGTACCTACTTGATATTCATGATCATTAATAAATGTACCAGCCGTCTTTTCACCCCAAGTATATCCACGCCCTGCTGGTTCTGTTGTGTAATATTGATATGAAGAATTCATTCTAGTAACAGCCGTTCCTAATTCTGCATTAGGATCTGTATATGAATAAGGTCCGTAAATAGGATATCCATCAAAACAATAACCTAAAATTTTACTATGGCCGTCTGTGTGTCTAAAATTATCACCACTATAATTAGTTGCTGTATAATAAGTTGGTGTAGGAGTTGCGTTTGTTAACATTGTAGCACTCCAAGATGATGCCGATTCTGCTGAGCCTGTTGGTAAGTTTAAAAACATTCCAGACATATAATGATATTGTCCGTTAATTTCTGGCCAACCACCTGCATCGTCGCCACCAAAGTTTGATCTAAATGCTACTGCATTATATTCAAAACCATCACCAGGTGCATCTGTAGTAGGATCAAGTGCTGGCGGAACAGTTGCTGGACCTACTGACGGATTAAAAAATACAACACCGTTGGACATAATACCCATTGGTGTTAATGGAACTGTTACCTGTGCGGCAGTAGTATTTTCTCCGCCACGATAGATAAAAGAATAATTATATGCTTGTGCAATTGCGGTATTTACGTTTGGTGTAAATTCATTATTTCCAAATGCATTTCCGAATGCCGCCGGATTAGGTAAACCGTTTGATGTAATTGTTAATGTTGCCATATTATTTTCCTTATGCTATAGTTCCTGCATCAAAGTCGAATCCCACCGGCACTAATAAACTACCAAAGTCAACTTCTGTTATTGAAATTAACCAATCAACAATACTAGTTACTGTTTGATTAAATAATCCAAAATTAAAACCAGCTGTGTTAGGAGCAATTAATCTAATATCTACTCCGTGTACTAAACCAGTTAAATCTCCATTAAACGTACCTTGAAAAGAACTTGCTGTTAATGTGCCACCATTAATAAGATTATTTCCGTTTGCATCTAAATTTCCACCTAATACTGGAGTAGTATCAGTTGAAAGTTCAGTAGTTGTATTAACAGTTAAAACGTTACCACTAATAGTTGTACTGGCACCTACTCCTCCAAATATATTTAACGTATCGCCGTCAACCAACGCCTTGGATCCGGAATCAGATACAACATTTAATTGTTGTAATCCGCCTAAAGCATTAACTGTAATGCCATTAGTTGAAGCTGTTAATGTAATATTAGCCCCAGATACAAGTTTTTTAAACTGTAAATCAGCACCAGCTTTTTGGTGGAAAATTCCTTCACCAACGTTGCCTAAATTACTTGCAGTAGTTGATTCAGGAGCTCGTAAGTCTAAATCATCAAAGTTTTGATTAACTTTAATAAACGCTTCACGTAGATCATCACCTGTGCCGTCGTTTGCTAGTGTTCCTATGTTTATATTTTGTAGTGCCATTTTATCTCTCTTCTTATGTATTTATTCCAGCTGTGCCACTGCCACTACTTCCGTTCCAACCCCATGGATTAGGACTATTATATGGCCAATATGCTATTCTATTTGGCGCACCATAACGTCTTGGAATAACGTTATCCTCATTAAATGATTCATCTGTACCACTATCGTAGGAATTACTTGTGGCATGGATTGCAAGAAAATCTTTAAATTGTTGAGCAGTTCCACCTGGATTTGCTTGTAACCATAATGCACCCATTCCAGTTATTTGTGGCGCCGCCATACTAGTACCACTTATTCTTGATGTATAGTGGCTACCACTTCCTGGATAAAATTGTTTAGCATAGGTACTTACGGTACTTGTAGCACTTGTAATATCATCACCACCTGTTATTATATCAATGCGTGGTCCTCGTTCACTGCTTTGAGTTATAAATTCTTCAGTACCAAATAAAGTTCTGTCTAGACTTGCTACGTATATAGTATCATCACTATGTGGTGATCCAGGACGGTTATAATAGTAATCTACACCGAGATCACCAATGTATCTCATAAAGCTATCATGAATGCCACTATAATAAGGAGCATTAGCTCCTGCAATAGGATGATAACCATTACCTGCAGATTTAACACAAATTATACCTGCATCTGTTAATTGTTCTTGTTCAACATCATCTGAAGGACTTTGATAAGGAATTTTATAATAAACTATTCCATATTGTTCTAACCCGCCACCCATGAGATCTTGTTGAGCAATACCTTGATCTACACCTTTAAAAAATATATGCGTAACTTGTAGAGTTGATGAAAATGATGCTCTCCATCCCCAACTTTGATTTACAATAGTAGGACGTTTAAATCCTGTGTTAGGGTCAATTGGTTTTTGAGTATGCCAATGTCTAATAAGATCATATTTGTCAGTAGTGGGAATTTCATTCCCAGCCCCACCAAAATGTCTTAAAGAATAAATTTTTGCATTCTTGGCCCAACCAAAAGTTTTACCTGCGGCAATACCTGCACAATGACTTCCATGCTCACCAGCTCCAGCCGGATTTGCTGTATAATGACCTGCTGGCATTGCCCCTGCAACACCTGATTCTGTATACCAATCTATTTGTTGAAATCTTGTAGTACCATTAGCATCTTCCCATTCAGGATGTCCTGTAGGATCAATACCGTCGTCTTGTATAACAACATCAACACCAGTACCATCTAGTGTATATGTATAATCGGCTGAATATGTATTACTTGTTGAAGCAGGATCAAACTCTTTAATCATGTGTCTGTATAAACCCCAGTTCTTTGCATCTGCGTCATTAGATGTTGATCTATCAAATTGAGCAGTCTGTGTTTCAAATAGTTCGTAGTTAAAAACCTCTGGATCTGGTTTTGTTTCTACTGCATGAATTCTTGGATCTTTTGATAATTCTGCCGCTTCGGCATCAGTCATCATATAATGAGTAATTCTATCATTGGCTTTCTTAGCATACGCTACGTCAACAGTTCTATTTGGAACGTTTGCACTAACAGCCGCATCGCTAGTAGTATCTCTTTCTAGTTCAGCTTCTATTTCTGCAATATCAATACCTTTTTTAGTAATAACTTTATATTCTTTTTCACCAGCCATTATTATATTCCTACATTTGTTGTTAGTGCTCTATTAGCCGCAAATGGAAAATAAGCTATTCTATTATAGCCATTCTGTAAACTTCTTGAATTTGAGAAAAATGTTGATGGTGTATTCTCGTCTGTTGATCCTTGAAACAATAAATCTTTGACTGAATTGTCATGCCACCACTTGCGTAATTGTGCAGGTGTCCATCCAGGGTTTAATTGTAATAGTAAACAGCTCATTCCAGCAACTTGTGGTGTAGACATTGATGTTCCTGAGTAAAGGTGGACATCTGTATCATTAGAACTACCAGCACTTACAATATTTGTGCCAGCCGCCCATATATCAACTCTAGGACCTTTATCACTACTGTCATTAGTAGCTTCTTCAGTTCCCTCTAATTCACTATCTAAATTACCTACAACAACTGTGTCAGGTCCTATATTGCCTGCACCTCTGTTATAATATACAGGGTTGCCCGCCGCAATATTACTTGTAGCAACACTTCGTATAATATGATTGTTATAATCTATATCTCCGAAGAAACAAAGTTTTTGATATTGATTGCCTGCACTTTTAAAATAGTGTACACCTTCGTCTTGCATTTCTTCAACTTCAGCCGATAATCCATAACCAGCTGTATTAAATTTGCTGTTGGTATCGCCGACCATTCCGAATGATTCGTTCTTAACACTTCCTACACTAGTTCCTCTAAATTGAATATCTGTTATACTAGTAAAGTAACCTTTTGATCCCCAACTGGCACTTACTACTGTTGGTCGTTTATAACCAGTAACTGGGTCAACGTCTTTAGCTCTATGGAATTCTTTTATTGCATCAAACCAAAATGCTTGATCGAAACTGTTATAAGGTATATTATAAATTTTTGCATTCTTGGCCCAACCGTAATCTTTTCCTGTAGCAGTTCCACAACAATGGGTTGCGTGATTACTCGCACCTGATACATTAGTATAATCAATATCGGGCATAGCACTACAATTAGGAAGTGTGTTCCATTGGAAAGGTACTAAACGACTAACGCCGTTTCTGTCTTGCCATTGCTCATGAGTAAATCTAATTTTACTACCTTCTTGGTGTATATAATCTATACCTGTTCCGTCTAAATGATAATCGTAAGTTGTTCCAGCAGGAAGATCTTGAGTGACATTTTGTCCCCATAAATTTGTTTTGTTAATTTGTCTTAAGAAGCCCCAATTAGCCCTTGTGTCTGAAGTAGCGTCTCTAGTCCAATCACCAGTTTGTTCATAGTCTAACCAATCATCATCCCATACAAGTGGAAGCTCAACACCACCAACTCTGGGATCGTTTTGAAGTTTAACTGCTTCTTCGTCTGTAAGAGCTACTTCAAAGATTCGTTTACTAGAAGGTCTAGTGTTTACGTTTTGTACTTGTCTGTCTGGAATTATATTACTGTCAACTTTGCTGTCAACAGTTGTGTCTCGATTAAGAGCGTCAATGACTTCTTCTTTGCTAAAGCCTTTGTGTAAAGAAACAACATAATGTTTTTCACTCATAGTTTCTCCTTACGCAATAACTATGTCACCAACCATCGCTGAATGGAGAGTACATTGATAAACCAATGTTGATGGAGCATCCATTGGAACTGTAAATAATTGTGTTCCTGATGTTGATCCTGACACACCAGTTGTATAAGCACTACCACCAGCACTTACTCTAATTTCGATTGGGTGATTAGTTGAAGCCTCGTTAATAATTGTATATGAAAATCCTTTATATAATGTCATAGTTGGATTGTCTGCTGAACTTGGTACACCAGGTCCAGTCCATCTAAATGCTGTTGTACCAAAATTAATAACACTATAAGAAAGTCCTGGTAACTGACCTAGCCACTTACCGTCACTATCACGATATCTTAATACATATCCGTCAGTACCACCAAGGTCTACATCAGAGCCACCAGCAATTCTTAATAAACCAGTTGCACTAATTCGTAAACGTTCACTAGTACCAGCCGCAACTACAACAACTCCTGTTTCTCCAGCAGTAGCAGTATACGAACCAAGGATAGTATTGCTACTACCAGCATCTAAATTTTTACCAGCTTGAAATCCTATTAGTACATTTGAATCAGCGTCTGTAAGTGAACCGCCAGCTTCAAATCCTACTATAGTATTTTTTTCAGCCGCATTCAAAGTTCCTGTTGTTGCGTCACCAAGTTTTATACTATTTGTAAAGTTTGCCGCTCCACTAATAGCATCTGTTAAGCCGTCTATTGATGATGCTCCTCCACTAGAACCAGTAAATGTTATATTGCCTTCTGCATCACTGGCAGTTGTAATACCAGTTCCACCAATAAATTTAATTGATTCATCTTTACTAATTGGTCTTAAAGTCGAGTCATCTGCACCAACGCTAAATGTAAAGTTATCTGATGTTGGTATCCAACTTGTACCATCTGAGAATACTAATTGTTTTGCTGAACTGTTATAAATTACATCACCACCTTGTCCAACAATACCTGCTATTCCATCATTATCAAAACTACCTACACGTAAAGGTGCTTTTTGTATTACAACGGCATTTGCCGCATCTAAAATTAAATTACTTGCTGAAGTTATAGTTGGTATACCTGCACCTGAACTTACAACTTCGTCAGCTGTAACTTTAGTTGCAACTATGTTTACACCTGTTAGTGTATCAGTTGTTTTGTTATATAGTAATCCTGCGTCGCCACCAAATGAACTTGCATCATTAAATTGTACTTGTGTATCAGCACCACCTGGTGTTCCACCGCCACCGCCACCTGAGGCAACGAATGTAATTTCATCACCACTTGTAGTAATTGTCATATTAGCACCAGCAACAAGTGTTAATGTATCTGTTGTCGAGTCTGCTACAACATCACTTTGTCCTGAAACTTCAATTGTTTTAAATGAATCTTCATTTGGATCACCTGAAGCCGCAGATACCCAACTTAGAGTTTCTGCTCCGTCAGTAGTTAATACTTGTCCGTTAGTTCCATCACCGTCTGGCCAAGTAAATGTTTTTGTTGTTGTTACATCAGTTGGCGCTTTGAACCCCATGTAATTTGTATTATTAGTATCGTACCATCTAACTTCGTTTGCACTTCCTAGTTTAAGATCAGTTGCAAAGGTAACTTCATTTATACCGTTTGAAATACTACCTGTTATATTTAAATTGGTAGCATTAAAAGTAGTTGCACTAATTGAAGTTGCACTTAATACATTTGTATTAGGATTATAAGTTATTGAAGCATCTGTTCTTAGGTCTTGACCATTACTATCACCTGTGCCAACAAAAGTTACAAACTGTGCCGCCGCTGTTGAGTCAGCTACTGTAGTAACAGTTGCCGCATCAACATTGTTTAATATTCTAGGCTCCCATTTTGCTGTTGCACTTTTAAAACTTAAAACATAATCATTAACTGGAGTTATAGTAGTTGTGTCAACATCAGTTAGATCGTCAATGTTATTTGGTGATGCAACTGAACCTGGTCCCCAAGTTCCTGCACCTGAATCAAATGTTAATACTTGTCCATTAGTTGCTCCTGCTACACCAACATCTACTAGGTCACCTATGTTACCAACATTAAATGTTATGTTGCCTTCTGCATCACTGGCAGTTGAAATACCAGTTCCACCTGCAAACTTAATTGATTCTCCGGTACTAACTGTTCTTATTGTTGAATCGTCAGCGGCAACTTGTATTGCTGTTAAGCCGTCGCCTTCTTTTACCAACGCAAACCAACCATCATGATGTGCAAAATAGGCTTTGCCTGTTGCATGAACATGAGCAAACATTCCATGATATATTGATGGACTTACAGCAAATAAGTCTTCTTCTGTATCAAATTTATTAGCAAAGTAAACTTTGCCTGTTGTTTTAATATCTCTAGTTGTAGTATTGCCTCTTGATAAAACTGTATCAATAGTGTCAACTTCAGTAGTTGTAGCTGTATATTTAAATGTTCCTGATGCATGGTCATAGTAAAGAACTTTACCGTCATCTGCGGCTGTAGTTGCAGTTACGTTATTAAGACTTTGAAGTTGTGCCGCTTGTATACGTGCATCAACTCTAGAATCTGTATGCCATTTATTAGTTGCACCGCCGAGTTCAACTACATCGTCTGTGACAACAGTTGACAGATATCCAACGTCATTTGCAAACGCACTCAAAGCCGATGGTACTTCTGGAATCTGAGGTTTATTTGTTAGATCGTTATAGTCACCACTGAATGGATTATTAAACGAAACGTTATTAATTCTAACGTCTGTTGCATTAATAGTTCCAGCATTAGTAACACCAGCACCACCTAAATCAAGGTTATCGCCTACTGGTAATTCCTTAATTTTGTTGCTATCTAATATATCAACTACTAGTGGTATTCTATTTGCCATTGTTGTTTCCTATTTTACACATATTTATTTCCTTATGCCATACCTAATAATCTGAAAGTCCCGGAACTAAAAGTACCGTTAAAACAATGCAATTTTAAATCAGTGAAAGTCGTGACCGCACACATTCCTGACCACAGAACTGTACAAGGACCATCATCGGTTGAAATTCCTTGTCCAGTCATCACCACTGCGTTTCCGTTTACTCTAAAATCTATATAGCCGCTCCATCTTAATGGAGATGCCCAAATATTATGAGGAGTTAAAACAACGTATTCTCCGTTCCCGCCTGTCAGAGTCGAGTTCCCGTCTGCCATAAATGACCCTGAATTGTCAAATGAATTAGTACCGTTTTGAGCCCAAGTATCTATACTTGAAAACCCGTCATTGCTTATTGATAACTCAGTTCTGGTATTGGCGCTCCTGACAACATCTTCTATTTCTAGTCGCACAACACTATACGCGGCAAGATTTAGAGTTGACCATGTTAACGTCTGGGTGGTAGGGGTATCGGATTCAATTTCTGTCCAACCACCGCCGCCACCACTTGCCGCCGCAAATGTTACTGTATCTGTGCCAGCATTAGTAGTAATTGTCATATTACTACCAGCTTCAAATGATAATGTATCTGTAGTTGTATCTGCTACAACATCTGATTGACCATCTACTGATATTGTTTTGAATGAAGATTCATTGGTTTCACCTTCGCCACCTGATTGTTCTATCCAAGCATAGTCTGAACCGCTCCAAGAAAGAACATAACCACTAGTTGGATTACTTTGATTTATATGTGAATCAACTCTTGTGTCTGTATAATATAAATTAGTGCCTTCACTTAAATCTGTTGTAGAAGCGGCTGTTATACGTGCATCAGCTCTTGCATCTGTGTAATATAAATTAGTGCCTTCACTTAAATCTGTTGTGGTAGATGGAATTGTTGGTGCACCGCTTAAAACTGAATATGGAATAGTGCTATTAGCAGTATCAACTAGTAATGTTGAATCATCACCAACTATTGGGTTACTTGATTGAAGTCCACCACTTAATTGAAAATTACCTGAAGCATCTACTTTTAATGTAGAAGTACCTAAATGAATAGTATTTCCACTTAGATATAAATCTTTAAAACGATGTGTACTAGAACCGATATCGTAAGCAACATTTGTGTCAGGAATAATATTTCCTTTTACAGTTCCGTCTAAATTAATTTTACTGTTTAATCCATCAACTAGTGTAGTAGAGTCATCACCAAATACAGAACCTTTAATATCTGTAACATGAGCTATTGAGCCGTCATGTCTTGCAAATAGTTCTGTGAAGTTAGCATTAACTTTAGTAAAGGCTGTACGGATAGGATCTCCGTCACCTTTGTTTGCACTTGTTCCAATGTTAATATTTTGTTGTGCCATCTTACACTCTTCCTACTACAGCTTGGATCGTTCCTTCACCAGCATCGTTTTTATCTTCAAGAGCTTTACCTATTACTGTTCCTACTTCTGGTTTAGTACTTGCACTCGCAAAGCCTGATGCCGATGCTCCTCCGGCAGTTACAAGCATCTGTCCTTTTTTAACCATACCAACAACTTTAACTTTAGTTCTACCTTGTAGTGCTACGGCTGTTACATTAGAACCTTCTAATTCTGAATTCATTAAGTATGCAGGATTTTCGGAAACTACTCCAGCAACTCTATCATCTCCACGAAGTGTTGTAACAGTTAGTTCTTGTTCGCCACCAAAGATTACAACTGTACCTGGTTCGTATACCGCATCTGCTGTATAATTTTCTGCCAAGTCAGCGTATCGTGCCTGTGTAGCTGTACCACTAAATGTTGTTGCATAAATTGTATTATATTTTTTACTTGCTGAACCAATAATATATGTGTCATCAAGTGATGGTTCAAATCCTGTTGCTGTTGCTATAAGTACACTCGCTCCGTCGGCTACAAGACCAATTTGTCCTGCGGCAGTAAATCCTGTGTTTGCTCCTATACTAATACCTGTGCTTTGTGCATCAAGTTCGCCTGGCGCTTCAAGGAATGAAGTGTGTATCCAGTCAACACCTATTCTTGATTCTCCAGCAAGTGCTGAGTTTTGTTGGAAGTTACCTTCTGATACGCCTGTACCTCCAATATTAAGACTTCCTGTTAAACTAACAGTTGGATTAGTTGCTCCAACTGAACTCATAAATATTGCTCCACCTGGAGTATATAAGTTAACAGTAGTACCAGTAGTATCTATAGTTAGGTATGTATCAACCTTAAGTCCTTGACAAGCTACGTTACCTGATCCATCAGTTTTAACAATTTTGCCAGCTTCACCAGTTGTAGTAGTGTCGATTATTCCGGATTCTGTAACAATGTCGGCAAATGTAACTTCTGTAACTGGTCCTGAAACACCTGAATTATTAGCTAATGCTGTTTTGTCAGCAATATTAATTATTTTATCATAATTAACTGAACCAGTAGTTATTTCTATCCAACCGTCAGTTGCTGTAAAGTTAGCACTATCAAAACTAGCAACGCCTAAATCTGCTTGTGTAATTGCTGTAGCGTTTGCTCGAGTAGTTGCCGCATTTAAGTTTAATTTACTTTGAGATATATCCGCCGCTGAGTTTACATCTGCGTTTACAATGCTATCAGGTGCGTGTCTAAATTCTAATGTTGCACCAGATGCCGTTCTTTCAACATGAAGTGTAACATCAGTTGCTGGATCTTCTGTAGCCAATGCATATTCATCATATGGGCCTTGTTTATTTTGAGCTGTAACTCCACCACCAGTATCAATAAGGTCAGCTGTATTAAAGTTAGTGCCTGATGTTAATGTGTATGTTAATAAGTTATGTGCTACACCGGCAAGTGAAACGTTTTCAACGTCAACAACTGTACCTGTTGCACTTGTTGAGTTACCAGTAATAGTATCATTAACTTGGAAGTTGCCGCCTGATGCCGGTGCTGTATAAATTCTATATTTTCCTGTTGTTACAAGTAATTGTGCCGCGGCAACTGTATTAGTTTCTACATCAAGTTGTTCTGGAATTGTATCACCAGCCGCAATTAATCCATCAACATAACTCTTAGTCGCCGCATCTTGGTTATCGGATGGATCTCTTAAGTTTACAACTGTAAATGTTCCACCTGCATTTTGATTACCAGTAAATGCTAGTACACCATCTCTAGATAATGCACCAGGACCTATTTGGTTATTTACGGCAACGCCTGCATGGTTAAATCCTAAACGTCTATTAACATAACCTCTTACTGCTGATTCAGTTGGTACTGAGTCACTGGCATTGTCAGTCATGGCATCGTCTGCACTAAATTCACTAGCTACAACGCCACGTTTAAATCCTAATCCATCTAAGTTACTTAAAGCAATACTTGCCGAGAATGTAACTGTACCTGTACCTTGGTCAACTGTAAAGAATCTACCAACTCTAAACATACCATCTTGGTCTGTACTTACATAGAATACTCTACCTTTATCACGTTCATCAACTTCGTGATCTTGATCTGGAAGTTGTGCCGGATCACCTAATGTTACATTCGGGAAATTTGTTTGGTTATAACTACCTGTACCAATGTCTAAGAAATCGTGTCCTGTTGCTCTACAAGTTGAAATATTAATAGTAATATCTCCACCTTCAGCTTTTTGTAGTCCACATCGAAGTGTAACAATTGTTGTAGTATTTCTTACTGTACTAACAAGTCCAACTGCTGATGCCGGAACGTTAATATCTGAAGCCGCAAGGTCTTCAATTAGAAGTGTAGCAAATGTAGTTCTATCAGTATAACTTTTAATAACATGAGTTTTACCATCCCAAGCAAAAATCATATCACCTGCATTTAATCTATCAATATCTGCTGTTGATGTTACTTGTCCAATAGCAATAACAGTATCACCTGCTGTGTCACCCATTGTTGTTCCTGAACCAGCAAATGTGTTATTTTGTGCTTCGCCATTATCAACAAGTACTTTAATATATTTGTATGTACTATCAAATGTAACAACTCGTTCAGTTGCCGCTAAAGGTTGACCTAAAGCATTTGATACAGCATATCCAATAGTTCTGTATGTATTATCAACAGCTTCGTCAAATGTAATTGCTGTACTAGGTCTAGTAATAGTTGTGTCAACACCAGTAATTCCAAAGTTTAAATTATTTCTAATAATAATTTTCTGGTCATGTGCTAGTGTATTAATCAATCCTGATTTTGTTGTATTGTCTTGTCCTGTTGTAGCAATATTCAATTGATAAACAGCTTCATCTCTAACTGAATTTTTAAATGTAAATCCTGTAATGTTAGCTGTGGCACTTGTAGTATATGTAATTTTTTGTACTATACCGCCACTAACGTATGTGTGTACAATTCCACTTTTAAATGTACTAAACACCATAGTATCTGTAGTAGGTACATCATAAATTTGGAAAATACCTGAAGACTTTTTAGCGGCTATATCTGGATATGCTTTCTGTCCGAATGGACAACTTAATAAAACATTGTCAACTTTAATATAATCAAGTTTGCCATATCCGTGTGCTGATGCTGTAGTAAGTGTAACTAATCCAGTTGTATTATCATAATCAAAACCTGTAACATTAAAACCACCACCTACGTTTGTTGCTGAGATTAATTTAGATGTACCACCACTAACGTAAGTATGTTCAACGTTGCTAGGTGGTAGGAAGAATCCTAATGTATCAGCATCAGGTTTAGTCTTAACCATAAAGACACCTGAATCTGTAGGCGCCGGATAAACTTTAACACCAAAAGAACAAGACAGTTTAATACTAAACAAATCACAAGTACCAGCCGCAGTAAGTCCGTGTGCTGTAGCACAAGTAACTGTAGCAATACCTGAAACATTGTCATAAACAAAATTTGTAATGTTTACTCTAGTTGGACCACTAACAACACCGCCACTAACGTAAGTATGTACAATTGCACTTGTACCTAAGTCAATTTCAAATTCATCTGCTGTTAGTCCTGATGCTAAAACTGTAACAGTTGTTGATGGTGTAACGTGTGGATATGTTTTATTTCCACTAGGACAACTTATTGCTATATCTCGTATTTCAATTAAGTCGTCAATAGCTCGTCCGTTTGCAACTGCTGTAATTTCAGTTTGTACACCTGTAATAAGAGTTGATTGTACTGTTGAAATTTCATATCTAGCTCTACCTGTTGCTCCGCCATGATCAATTTCAACTTCACTTTTTGCGTGTGGAACGTATTCTGTATCACGAACAAATATTTTTAATGAATCAACAGGGTGATCATATGTCGCCCCATCATCATAGATTCTAGCAGTCTGAACCATATTATCTACTGTCGTAATTAAGTCTGGTTCTTCATTTGGATCTGATCCTGCCGCTACTAGTCCATATGTTCCATGAGAGTTAGATCCGTTTAATGATCTAATATCACTACCATTGTTGGAAAAATAAGCTACTTCAGTATAATATGTAAATTGCGAAACTAGTTCAGCCATTGCACCATTATTACAAACAGTACCATAACCTAAATCATTAAGTTGTACAAAATCATTTGCCAACATACTTCTGTTACCAGAAGTTTGTAAAGTAATATCGCATGGCATAGGTTGTGTAAACCCGCCGTTGCTAATACCTGATGTTGGATTTAAAAGAAGTTTAGCAGTACCTGCCTGTTGATCATATTCTGCAACAGCATCAACTTGGTATCTATGTCCGTCAATATAAAATGGACTTGGTACTTGTGGTTTCTTTAAGCGTAAACCTTGTCCAACTAAACTTTGTACGTTTAATGTAAAGTTATTGTCTTTGCTGTTAACTACTGTAGTAAGGTTTCCAGCAAAACCATCAATATATAGTCCGCCTCTAAATGCTTTTTTGTTTATACTTCTCGCAAAACTTGAGTTCGTTTGTCCATATGGTGATTTAGTTAAAATTGCACCATCTGGATCAAGAACAGCCATAAATCCGCCGTGTCCTTCACAAGTTAGATTTCTTAAAATTGTTGTATCATTCATTAAGAAGACATCCATGTCTTCGTTATTTTTTGCCGTACTAGCTGAATTGTCTTTGTCAGTTAAGTAATGATGTCCATATCCTGGATCATCAAAGTCTGGTAAGTTACTAAGACCGTTTACAATAACTTCTTTTAAAAATGTTAATAGTGTATTAACCTTAGTTTGTGCTAACGCTTCACCTTGTGTTGAATCAACTACTTGCGAAGTAACTGATTGTGCTGATGTCCAAGCCGCATTAGTTAAAACAAATCCAAAGATTTCTTTCATCTTATCTATAGCGTCACCTGTTTCAGTTTGTGCACCAGGTACAGTCGTTGCCGCGTTATCAAAATATTTGTCAGCGTTAAAGTGAGTCTTTGAATTACCACCCCATTTTAAATCAAATATAAGTCCATCAATGATGTAGCCCATATCTCTTTCACATTTTTGACTATCACTTGATGTAAGGAGTGAAGGATATGTTGTGTTAATATATGTAATAACTTCGTCTTTAACATATTCTTTGTTTAAAGTTATTAGTTCAGTTGCATTAGGATTCTGTTCTGTTTGTATAGCAATTCCATCAAAGACAGGATCTCTATAAAAATGTAAACCTTTCCAAGCACTTTCAGATACGCCTGGTTTAGGTTTAATAATTACACGTCTAAATTCGTCACCTTTAAGTGAAACATTGTTAGAAACTCTAATTGGATAATGTTCCCAATATGTTCCGCTTTCTATATGAATACTAATTTGCGGATCTTTAACTTTGAAACCAAATTCTAATTCTTCACCTATTTCAAATTCTATAGGTTCTAATAGTTCTAATTCAATTGTATCTTCAATTGCGCCTACTGTATATTTTACAATTCGTCCAAGAGATTTAGAAGTTTTACCTCTTATAATTTTACCTGGAATAAGATCGCTGTTTAGTGGGTTAGCTTGATCACAGAAGCCTTGACTACCATTCATAATGGTGATTTCCCAAGTGCTACCTTCAACAAGTTGTGGTGCGTCTTTATAATTAGGACCTGTTATAAGTGCTATAACAATATCCCATTTGGCAAGAGTAGCTACTTGTCCAACAGCGTCAACAATTTGACCTGTGTCAATTACTTGTGTATATGTGCTTTGGTATAAAGTTGTTTCAGCTGTATTTGTAATAACTTTGTTATGTAAATTTTTAGCAAATTGTTGTGCCGCAAGAGTTTGTACACTTTGTGATTGTCTTGCTCTTTGTCCGCTTACAGAACTGTAATATCTAAACCCTGTATTTCTAGCATGGTAGTTGGCTGTTACACCATCTAACATATCTAATACAATACCATCTAATGTATAACCTAAATCTCTTTCACATAAATCTCTTAAGTATACGTGTTCAGGATAAGTTTCATTAATATAAGCTACAGTTTCTGCAATAATAAAGTTTCTGTTTGCATCTGTTAATATTTTTACTTCTTCATAGCCACTGCTATTTTTTACACCTGTTGTTACTACTGTTGCTTTATTATTCCCAGCATTATACGTAATATCTTGTATGTAAGGTCCAATATTATCTGGTGCTGTGTCAGTTATTTCTTCAGCTTTAAGTGCCGCTTGATGTAAACTCTTGTATGCATAATTTAATGCTCTACCTTCACTGCCGACAGGTACGCCACGCATTGTGTCGTCACCATATGAACTTACATATAAATTTGTTTGTGATGCAAATGCAGAATTGTCAACATAATATTTTGATGCTGATTGTAATACATCTGGATTAGTAGCAGGAATAATAGTACCTGTGTATTCTCCAGTTTGTGTAAGTGTGTTAAGAATAAGAACTAGTTCTGTTACTCTTTCTGATGAACCTGGTTCACCATCATTTGCAATTGTTTTTTGTGAAGTAGCTGTTTGTAGTGATGTATATGCAGTATTAGTTAAAATATAATCTTTAACAATATCACGTAATTTGTCATTAATTGATACAGCATAAGCTATTTCGCCTGCACCTAATTGTGAACTAGCACCATCAAAATAAAGTTTACCTACTCTTACTACTTCTGAGTTCCCACCAAATTTAATATCATGTGCAATTGCATCAATGTTAAATTTTGTATCTCTTTCACATTTATCATGACGTTGGCTACTTACTACATTATTAGCAAGAGCACTTACAAAAGTATGTGCGGTTGTATTACTTGATATACCAACATTTACTGTAATTGTTGTTGCACTTATAGCCGTAATTGCAACTGCCGTATTGTAGGCATAATCAAATCCGCCAGGTGCACTTGATCCAGTTGCTCTTGGATAGGTATGATTTGTTGCGTTACCATCTAGGGCACAAGTAAATGTTAAACTGTTTGTATTAATCTTAATAAGATTTTCAGTTGTTAAAGGATGAGAACCAATAGTTAATACTAATTCTCCTGTTGTCGGTGTGTATACTGCATCTGTTGTATTATAAGCTACTGTAGTATGAGCGCCTGGGTTGTTTGTATCAAACCAAGCCATTACTTCGTCAGCTAGATATTCTTTATTTTGTGTTATAAGGCTATGTGCGTATGGTGATTGTGGAGTAGCGCCTGCATGAGCACCTGGATGATCATGTAAGTACAATGCTCCAGTCATCGAATCGCCTTCGCGTCTTACAACAGATTTTCTTGGAAGTGCTTCTGAAGAAATCCAGTTACCAGCTAATACACTATCATATGCGGCATCAAACATTGTTTGTACGCCAGTACCACTACCTGCTGGTACACTAATTTTTATTCTTGTATTATCGTCGTTGTTTTGTGCTTCAGACTCTGATGCATGAAGACTTACTTGATCAACTGTAACATATCTTAGATAATAAGTTGTTCCTGTTGATAAGCCAGTAGCATCTTGGCCTGTTGAATTATATCTGTATGCAATACCATTTGAGCTACTCTCAAATCCGTGTGCAGTTGCAACAACGTTGCCACCTGAAAATGCTTCAATAATAAATGTATAAGAACTAGAACTTCCGGGTTCTGGTCTTATTCTAACTTGTCCAGAACTTCCTGGGCCACCTGATGAACGTAAATATCTGGTGTCTGCATAGCCTCGTGAAATAACTAAATCATCAAGTGTAAATGTTGTACCGTGTGCTACGTTTAAAGCAAGAACGGCCGCTGAAGAAATATTAGGATTAGCAATACCTTGGTTAGCCGCATTTAATGGACCTCCAAGTGCCGGAGTAATATCTGTACTAATAATTGTTCCAGTATTGCTAATTGTAATTTTATCATTTGATAACGAATCAATTGTAATACCTTGTCCGCCTTCAATACTTTTCATTAGTATTGCGTCACCACTAGCGTTTGATTGCGGAACCTTGTATGCTCCTAGTTGATCAGGAACGTCACTTAATGATCTAAAAGATATTTGTCCGCCTTGACCAAAAACAGCATAAAGTTCTGTAAAGTTTTCATTAGCTTTACGAAACGCTTCTCTTATACTATCACCAGTACCGTCGTTACCTTCTACACCTATGTTAACATTTTGTTTACCCATTATTTAAAATCCTACGGATTCTCCACACCCGCAACTATTTTTTGTTGCTGGGTTTGAAATATCAAAAAATGATCCAAATAATTCTTCTTTATAATTAATTACTGAGCCCATTAAGTACATTTGACTTAATGAGTCAATAGCAAATTTACCTTTATCTAAATCAATTACTTCGTCTTTATCTTCTACAGCGTCTGACATAGTCCAGTCATATTGCATTCCTGCACATCCGCCACCCTTCATAGATAGGCGTACAACCGGTTTATTCTTACTAGCCAGCATATAATTCATCTGGTCTTTTGCTGATTCTGTCAATGTTACTATTGCCATCACTTTTCCTTGTTCTATGTATTTATCAATAAGTCTAGTATCCTAATGTAATTTATAAATAGCTATATGTTTATAAGGACAGAACAGACTATACAATACTTTATGCGTAAGGGTATAAAAGGTGAACACCACCCTTATAAACGTAAAAAAACGTTGGTAATATTTAAATGTGATAGTTGTAGTGATGAATTTATACGTGATAAGGGGCGTATAGACCCTAAAAGACTATGCGACGATTATTCGCACGTATGCCCTAACTGTGATCCTAAGAGATTTGCTCAAAAACGAGGTGTCGAACAACGTCGACGATTGAACTTGCGGGTTGATAGTATGATCGACATTACAAAATTATAATATCGACCAAACTATCGATAATTTAAGTTTATTCAGATTTCCAAATATTGTAAACGCCCCAAGCAAGTGCTCCCCAGATTAATACTTTGGTTAGCGGCATAATGCCTAGGATAACAATTAACGCCGCACCACCGATTATAATTCCATTCCATGATGTGCGTTCTTCTATTCTTCCTTTGATCCAATCAAACATAATAATTACTCCTTACAATGCTTTATGCAATTGACTTACTAATTTAGATTTAACAAGTCTACGATCTAACTCGATACCGTGCTTTCTTCCTAACTCTTCCATTTGCTTTTTGGTCATTTTAGAAAGTTGAGCTTTAGTATGAGATTTTGGTGTTTTCTTTACAGTTTTCATCGTTGGAGCCGCGAAGGTTTTATTAGACCAGTGTGTAACGTGGTCTGATAATTTAGTATCGCAACATTCTGGCTCTTTATGGATGTTTCCAGTAAAGATGTCTTTCAGCCATTTGAACATAGGTAGTCTCCCCTAGTTTAATAAGTCTGTAATATATTTAGTTGTTTTGTAGTCTTAAGTTATAATATTGACGTTTTTACTCTTGCCCTTAGGGTCGCAAAAAGGCGGTATTTGTGTTTTTTCATGCAATCTGCTCTTTTTAAGCCCTGTTTCTGCTACTGATTCTACGGGTTTAATCTTATCTGTGGATAACGTTCCAGCAATTCTCATGACGTTTGCCATGAATCTTCCTATGCCATATGATCGATTAATTTTCATTTTAAGTGTTCTTTTTGGCGCTCTCGTTCTGCTATGCACCATTCATCATCTGGATTAAACATACAATCAAGTACTTTACCAATTCCGCCTAATGTAGGTTTTGCTTGTGTTCCATTACTTCCACATTCTGATAGTACCATTAGTAATAATATAAGAATTATTATGTTCTTTATCATATATTAATTTGCTGTTATCACCTTTAATTTTTGTACAGTTGCTTTTAACAATGTTGTGTATTCTGGGTTTGTTGAAAATAAATCTAATGTATCAATTAATTTATCATAGTTAAATATCCCTGCTATAACCATTTCTTCTCGTAATTCTCTAAAATCTTTGTATGCAGGATGACTATTTAATAAGTCAACATAGTCTTGGATTGATTGACATTTTGTTTTATATACTTTAACACCCCATACTGCTTTTGGATTGTCTTTAGGTTTTATTTGCGGAAGTTTGGGATCCCAAGTTCTAACACCAAATAAAGCATTCCCTTCAATTGCAAATCTACTTGTACCCCAACCTGATTCTAATCCTGCTTGGGCTTCTATAATCATTGATGGAATTCGTAAACTGTGGGGGGTTGTAAAGTTAATATAATTAACGCATTTTCGTACAGCTAAAATAAAACTTTGTTGATCAGTATAAACAAATTCGGGTTCGTGTAATCCAAGTTTAACTGCTATTTTAGATTGTTCAATTTCAACACGTTCTGTTATCTTGTCAATAATGTAATTATTTGGTTTAAACGTGCCAAAGCCAAAGGCAAAGGCAACGAGTAATATGATTAGTATTACTCCAATAAAAATTCTAAATTTTTTATTATCTTTTAGTTTCATCCTTTTCATACTATACTATAGCATTATTTGGATCAATTGTCAATGAAATTTAATACCAATTTTTCGAACACCATGGATCTATGGAGTCTTTTGGATTTGGATCACCGTGAAATACAGCAATAGACGTTTCACGTAATATATTTGGTTCGCCTGGAGTAGCAAAATTCCGTTTTCCAGTTACTCTAGACATTTCGGGTTTACCACGCATTTCCCATTTATAACTTTGGATCCATTCGTCAGGCCAAAAACAAAAATCCGATTTAACATTAGCGAATAACCAATCTTGGTCTCCGTGATACCTAGCCGCATGATATTTTGGATTTTCCATAAAGCGTTCATAGACTTGACTATGTTGTCCTGTTTCAAATCGGACAATACTAGAGTTCATTCTATTCCAATTGGATTGTACACATCTATTAAAGTCTCGTATAACACAAAATTGGCCAGGATTATAAGAAAACAACTTATCCATATTTTTAAAAATAATTACATCTAAATCAATATAAAGAATAGTTCCTTTTACTCCTAGACCAGGATTAAAGAACATTGGTTTGTACCACCAACCTTTGACATCAGGAATTGCTGGTAGTGGATGTATTTCTATTCCGGATTTTATGCCTTGTGCATTTTCAGTAAAGACAGCAAAGTTAAAAGGTATAGTTAGATTTCTTGAAACCATATTGTGCAAAATATTAACATACTCTGCACTATATTTGTTGCCATGTTTTAAGCATACAACATAATTAGCCACGTACTTCTCCTTAAATTGGTGCCGCTGGCGGTTGTGTCAGTGCTGGTTTAGATGGCATCGCTCCGATACTTAATGTAACTCTTGGTTCTAATGGAATAGATTTATGCGGTGTTAATCTAGGAAGTAGTATTGCATCACCCGTTTTTACATGAAGTAGTTTATTGTCAGTTGCTTCTTCATTTGATATTGCATAAGCAACTTCACCGTACCCTTGTATTAATAATACAGTTTCATTGTCACGGTGCATAAAGATTGAATGATGCTTGTCTGATAAACTCCAAAATAAAGAACAATTAATTAAATTCTCAGTTTGAAATGATTTATAGTTTGTTATAAATTCTGTATAAAAAGGTTTTAGCTCTTTATGAGTTTCGACTTGTGGCAAGTGGCTACTATATTGATTCATAACCGTGTCGATATTTGTAACTCTAGAAATGTATTGATTAATGGTTAGTAGTGTTTCAAAGTTAATAATCTTAGCTTCAGGAAACACGCCTGGCCAATGTTGAACTTGGTTATAACGACGAGCCTCGTTTAATTCTTTCCAAAATTTTTCACGCATTATCTTTCCAATATTGCACTATTACTTCCGTGTTCAAAAACTTCAACACTAGAAAGTCTTACACGACCTCCTGTGTCTTCATCAATAATTGGTGATATGTAGTTGTAAACGTGTTCTGCAAATTTTTCACAACCAACGCCATCCATTTGAACAACTTTTGCAAGACCCTTTTCTTCTAGTGCTACAAAATCGCTTAAATTAGGATCTGCTTTATCAACAGCTACTTTATGGTCGAAGTTATCTTCTAGGTATTGTTTAATCCATCCACA